TTTAGCATCTAGATATGCTCTCAATTGATCCATATCCACTTTAGTATCAATTGTAAAATCTCTTTTCTTTAGTCGAAAGAGAGACCTGTTGGGCCATTTAAGATTGTGCGTAGCATCAAATGCCTCCATTTCTTTGGAGGTTATTGTTTTTGATGCTTCGATACCACCCTCTTCCCATATAACAAGATGGTTATTATCTCCGCTTTTTACTAAAGTAAAAATGCCGGGTAAAATTGAGTTGTCTTCAGATAGTCGGCCTTCGTGGTAGAAACCATCTTCTTCTAATCGCAGTTTGTCACCTAAAAGTTTTTCAGTTTTAAATAAATTGCAGTTGACGACCGTCTTATCTTTCACAATGTTGACAGTGTAAAAGTTATCTGGCATTACACCCAAATAATGAGGTCGAAAAACATATTCAGAATCGACATAATTTACCAGCAGAGGTACGGCGATGTCCATAGAACCAAAATGTGATATGAATTTTATATTGTATTGCTTACAGAGTTCTATAAAATATTCTGGTACAGTGAAACCGCTCATGGAAATTGTTAGCGTTTCCGTAAAAGGTTCTTTTATATAATTTAAAAAATCCTCCAAATCAAATACGTTTTTGAATGCCAGGTGAGTTAATTTAAATTCTTCCGCATAATGAGCGGTAAACCTCATTGTTGCTTTTGAAGTATTGACATTGACATGAAAATCGGCTGTCATTAGCGCCGGGAAAAACTCACACACCGCACTACTGCCATGATGCATGTTTCTCGCGTGACCCACTCTAGATGTTTTATCGTAATTAAATATTTTAATATTTCTATTTGTCCACTCAAAAACTTCTCTGTGTGACCAAGTGACCAACTTCGATTGTTCGGTAGTACCACTTGTTGAGGTCATTATTAAAATATCATCAGGTAAAGGTTTTTCGTGTTCAAAATTAAGATTTGCGTTCTGAGGAATTAAATCTATTTCTTCCGAGGTCAATATTTTTTTTGAATACCGCTCAACCATAGCTTCATGTGCAGAATGTTTGTGTTGTGCCGTTTGTGGTTCAACAATAGCAAAATCTGCCGGTCCAAACAATGCCAATTTTGTTTTGTGTATGGTATCGAAAGAAACTGGTTGATTAAGCGTGATTAATTTTAATCCTAATTCCGCCACAGCAAAAACCATACAGACATAATCAAACTTGACTTCAAAGGTGCTAATTGTTACAATTTGGCCTCGTCTGGCTCCATATCTCTCATGAAGAATCCATTTCCACTTATCAATGCAATTATAAAAATCATTAATGTAATGGTCTTGAAAATCGGACTTAAATACAATGTCAGTATTAATTATTTTTCTATTAATTAGCATTTATGAAACTCACTTAAGTCTTGACAAATCATGTGGATTGATGTACTATAACATATATATTTAGTGAGGTCGGAATGAATTTTTATACGTTTGCACAACATTATGGAAGTAAGATACTCGTTAGGGGTGTCTACAACGGCAAACGTTATACTCGTCGGGCCGACTTCAAACCCGTGTTGTATGTCAAGTCAAAAGAACAAACACCATACAAGTCTTTGTATGGTGAATTTGTTGCGCCTGTAGAGTTTGAAGACAACACTGCCGCCAAGCAATTTGTCCAAACATATTCAAACGTTGACAATTTTCCTATTTTTGGTCAGACGCATTACGGGTATCAGTTTCTCGGCCGTATGTTCCCGAAAGATATCGAATGGGATATCTCACAGGTTCTAACATACACTATCGACATTGAAACATCCGCTGAGAACGGATTCCCAAATGTTGATGATCCTAATGAGTCAATGCTTCTCATCACGATCAAAAATCTCCAGACAAAAAAGATTTACACGTGGGGATGTGGTGAGTTTACCGCTGCCGGTTCCGAGCATGTCGGCGATAAAGATGTAAAGTACTATCGCTGCAAGGACGAAGCAGACCTTCTACAACGTTTCATTGATTTCTGGTGTTCTGATTATCCCGATGTAATTACAGGTTGGAATATTAATTTCTTTGACATTCCCTATCTGCTTGCGCGGGTTGGCCGTGTTCTTGGTGATGACGCCAAGAAGAAGTTCAGCCCTTGGGGTTTGGTACGTAAATCAGACAAGACGATTAATGGTAGATCGGTAACAATTTATGACATTACTGGTGTTGAACAGTTGGATTATCTTGACCTTTACAAGAAATTTACCTATGCAAACCAAGAATCGTATAAACTAGATTTCATTGCTGAGGCCGAACTTGGTAGAAAGAAACTAGAAACCGGTTATGATACATTTAAAGAATTGTATGACAATGACTGGCAATTATTCACCGAATATAATATCATCGACGTTGATCTAGTTGACGAAATGGAAGATAAGATGAAACTTATCGACCTTGCTTTGACTATGGCCTTCGACGCCAAGTGTAATTTCTCTGATATCTTTTCTCAAGTTAGAACGTGGGATTGCGTGGTCTATAACCACCTTCTCAAGCAGAATGTGGTTATTCCTCAAAAGCAACACAAGCAAGGTCGAGCATTTGAAGGTGCATACGTTAAAGAACCTGTGCCTGGTCATTATGACTGGGTAGTTTCTTTTGATGCGACCTCTCTGTATCCGTCTATCATTATGCAATATAATATGTCGCCTGAGACTTTTATAAATGGCATACATAATAATACAAACGTTGAGGGTCTTCTAGAGAAGAAGTTTAATCTTGATGGTCTGAAAGAAAAAGATTATTGCATGACCTCAAACGGATATTGCTATAGTCGAAAGAAGCAAGGGTTTATGCCTGAGATTGTTGAGAAGATGTTTGAAGAACGTCAGCGCAACAAGAAACTGATGATCGTTGCCCAAAAAGAGTATGAGTTGACAAAAAACAAGGCTCTTCTCAAAGATATCTCTAAATATAACAATATTCAGATGGCGCGTAAGATTCAGTTGAACTCTTTGTTTGGTGCTTACGGTTCAGAATACTTTAGGTATTATGATGATCGTGCCGCCGAGGGTATTACTATCACCGGGCAGTATATCATTCGCGAGATTGGTAACAGTCTTAATGCTTATTTAAATAAAATTTGTGGAACAACAGATTATGATTATAGTTTTTATTCTGATACTGACTCTTGTTATATTACGCTTGCACCGCTTGTAGAGAAGTACTATAAGGATTTGCCGAATGACAAGATTGTAGATGTGCTTGTAAAAATCTGTAACGAAAAGATTCAAGAGGCACTTGACAAGACTTGTAATGAAATTGCAGATTACACGAATGCTTTTCAGCAGAAGATTTTCTTTAAGCGTGAAGCAATTGCCGACCGAGGTATCTGGGTATCGAAGAAGCGTTATGCCCTAAACGTATACGACAACGAAGATGTTCGCTATAAGACGCCCAAGTTGAAGGTCATGGGTCTTGAAATCGTCAAGTCTTCCACGCCTGCGCCTGTGCGCGAAACTTTGCGTGAAGCGGTTAAGATTTGTCTTAATGGTGATGAAAGTATTCTTCAGAAATACATTGAAGAAACTCGAATTAAGTTTATGCAACTTACTCCAGAACAGATTGCTTTTCCACGTGGTGTAAACAATCTTAACAAATATACTTCTAATGCTGACATTTACCAGAAGGCAACACCCATGCACGTTCGTGGAGCCTTGCTGTATAATGATCAACTAAAGAAGCATAATTTGGATAAGCGGTATGAACTTATTCAAGAGGGCAATAAAATCAAATTTCTATATCTGAAAGAGCCCAATACACTTGGAGAAAATTGTGTTGCTTTCCTTTCAAAGATGCCGCCCGAACTCAACCTGCATCGATATATAGATTACGAAATGATGTTTTCTAAGGCGTTTCTTGAACCCTTAGATGGTATTATTAAAGGCCTGAGTTGGAAGACAACGCCACAAGCATCACTTGAGGATCTTTTTGCCTAAAGACTTGACACATATGTCATCACTATGTTATACTGGTGTTATACAAATTAATAAAATGAGGAGATTACCATGAGTTTGCTTGAAAAACTAAAGAAGAATTCTACCATTAAAGAAACTGAATATCTAAATAAGAGTAAGTTCTTTAATAAGAAAGATGTAATCCAGACTAATGTGCCTGCATTGAATGTAGCATTGTCTGGTAAGTTAGATGGAGGTTTGATTCCTGGTCTGACTGTTTTTGCCGGTCCGTCTAAGCACTTTAAGACAGCATTTTCTTTGCTACTTGCAAAGTCGTATATGGACAAGTATGCTGATGCAGCCGTACTGTTCTATGATTCAGAGTTTGGTTCTCCGCAATCTTACTTTGATTCCTTCGGTATTGACACTTCAAAGGTACTTCATACACCAATTACCGATATTGAACAGTTGAAGCACGATATTATGGCGCAACTTAATAATATTGAACGTGGAGATCATGTTATTATTATTGTTGACTCTGTTGGTAATTTGGCGTCTAAGAAAGAAGTTGACGATGCCCTAGAAGGCAAAACGGTCGCTGATATGACCCGCGCAAAGCAGATGAAGTCTTTGTTTAGAATGATCACTCCGCACTTGACAATTAAGGATATCCCTGCTATTGTAGTCAATCATACATACAAAGAAATTGGGTTGTATCCTAAGGACATTGTTTCGGGTGGTACGGGCATCTATTACTCTGCTGATAATATCTTTATCATTGGTCGCCAGCAGGAAAAGAGTGTTAAGGAAGGTTTGACTGGTTATAACTTTATCATCAATGTCGAGAAGTCTCGGTTTGTTAAAGAAAAGTCCAAGATTCCTGTAGAAGTTTCGTTTGATGGTGGTATCAGCAAGTGGTCTGGTCTACTTGAAATGGCAATTGAATCTGGGCATGTTATTAAACCCTCAAGCGGTTGGTATCAAATCAAGAACGATACCACACAGAAGAAGTATCGTGAAGACCAGACCAAAACCAAAGAGTTTTGGATGCCAGTTCTAGCAGATGCTTCCTTTCCAGAATGGGTAGAAAATAAGTATTGTATGGGTAGTAATTTAATG